ATCCAAGAATTACATAACGGATATAGACTGGCTTGGCAGATAACCTAGAAAACTATATCTACAACTAGGAGAAAATTATGGGAACAACAACTTTTTCAGGACCAGTCAGATCCGAAAACGGATTTCAGACTGTTTCAAAAAACGCAACCACTGGTGCAATTACTGTTACTAGTGGTGATAAAATGGCAGTAGAAGCTGCAACTAATGCTGGTATTGAGGGCACAGCAGCAGTTTATGTAACACAAGTAGAAAGATTTAAAAGTGATGTGGATACTAATGTTAATATAGTTAAAACTACTATTATGATTGATCTAACTGGTTTAAATTCTGGTGGAACTACTGGAGACATTATTGGAGCTGATGGTGCAGGAGTTGCTCACATAGGTCAGGTCACGACTGCAAATCAAGGCACAGTTTTTGGCGTGACTATGGAATGTTTTGAAGCACCTGGCACAGGTGAAGCAGATATAAATTTACATTCAGCTACAGAAGGTACTGGTGTAGAAGATACTGCTATTTCTGATTTAACAGAAACTTTGATTATCAATGCTGGTACACAAGCTGCTGGTACAAGAACTGCTGGTGGAACTATAGCTGCTGATCAATTTTTATATTTAACTGGCGGTAGTAATACTGCGGGTACTTATGATGCAGGTAGACTGTTAATAACAATACTAGGTTTTGATGCAGCTAGTTAATAGGAGATTATTATGAACTCAGATATAGGAGCAAAAACTGTAACCAGCACTGGAACTATACAGTCTGGTCGAACACGTTTGCTGTCTATTTATTATGTAGGTCATGCTTCAGCTGGTGTTTTAACCTTTAATGATGGGGGAGGAAGTGGTATACAAAAACTTGTTATCGCAACACCCGCTGGAAGTGCAGCTGATCAATATCAAGTTGATATGCCTTTAGATGGTATAGTTTTTAAAACTGATATGCACTTGACTATTAGCAATGTAACCTCTGTTACTGTTTTTGTAACACCGATTACTGCTGACACTGATAATGGATAGTTATACAGAAGAACTTATAATGTTAAAAAGGGGAGGCATGCCTCCCCGTAACAAGAAAAACTTTAGATCAACAAAATCTGGTGCAGGTATGACTAAAGCAGGGGTTGCTGCATACAGAAGAAAAAACCCTGGATCTAAATTACAAACAGCAGTTACAAAAAAGAAAAACTTAACTAAAAAAGAAAAATCTAGAAGAAAATCATTTTGCGCAAGAAGTGCAGGACAAATGAAAAAGTTCCCTAAAGCTGCAAAAGATCCTAATTCAAGATTACGTCAAGCAAGACGTAGATGGAGATGTTAATGAAATTGTCCAATAACTTTAGTTTACATGAATTTACAAGATCGCAAACAGCTACAAGACACAATATAGATAATACACCAGATGATGAAGTAATAGAGAATTTAAAATCTTTATGTATAGGTGTTCTTCAACCAGTGCGAGATTATTTTCAAAAACCTATGATTATAAGCTCTGGTTTTCGATGTGAAGAATTGAATACTAAGATAGGAGGCAGTAAAACTTCACAGCATGTGCATGGTCAAGCAGCAGATATTGAAGTATTAGAAATAGGTAATTTAGATTTAAGTGACTGGATTCATACTAATTTAAGCTATGATCAGTTAATATTAGAGTTCCACAATCCAGACAAAGATCCTCATTCTGGATGGGTGCATGTTTCTTTTGACAGGTCAAATAACAGACACGAATACAAAGAGGCTTATAAAAACAAAGAGGGTCAGACAAGGTATAGGTTACGGTAATGGCTATGAACAGAGGCAGTATGCGACAACAAATAACTAAAGGTCCGATGAAAAAAAAAGTTGGTTTGTATAAAAAAGGTAAAAGAGTAAGAATAGTGCAAGGCAATAAAAAAAGATCAAAAAGCAGGTTATTTACATGACCGCTTTGTTTACTTATAATATTATTAAAGGAGTTGAAAATGACTAAATTATGTCCAAGAGGAAAAGCAGCAGCTAAAAGAAAATTTAAAGTTTACCCTAGTGCCTATGCAAATGCCTACGCATCAAAGGTTTGTGCAGGAAAGGTCAAAGGCTCAGATGGTAAAAAAAGAAAAGATTTTAAAGGACCAAAACCTACTACATCAAAAGTAGCTAGAGCAGCAAGAAATGTTAGAAAAGCAGGATTAGGGACTATGATGGCTTTAGGTATAGGAGCTGATGATGTTAAAAAAAATATTAGGGGTAAAGGAGCTTTATTACCAATGTTTGGTTTAGCTGGGATGGCTAAATATCAATCAATGAATAAGAAAAAACAAGAACAAAATATGGCAGAGAATAAGAAAGAAACTACTGGTTTGACTAAAAAAGAAACTACTGGTATGAGTATGGGAGGTATGACTCCACAAGGAACAGGCTCTTATATCAAACAAGATATAGATGGTGATGAAAGTTTTACTAACCCCTCTACACAAGCTTACTACAAAGATTTGTTAGGGTAATGTCTGGTTTAAAAAAATGGTTTGCGCAGAAATGGGTAGATATTGGTAGTAAAGATAAAGATGGTAAATTTAAACCTTGTGGTAGAAGCAAACAGAAAAAAGATGCTAAAAGAAAATACCCTAAATGTGTTCCTTTAGCTAAAGCAAGAAGAATGACTGAAGGACAAAGAAAAAGTGCTGTAAAAAGAAAAAGGGCAAAAGCTCAAGGAGTTGGAGGTAAGCCCACTAATGTAAAAACTTTTGCGGCTCAAGGTGGACTAGCAGATTATTATAAAGGAGTGTTGTAATGTCTAGAATGAATCAATTAAAATCTTTAGCAAAAGAAGCTAAACAAAAAGGGGACAGAGAAAAGTACGAACAAATACGTGGTGATATATTTAGAGAGTTTGATTTTGATATAGGTAAATTTGCAAAAGGTGGCGGTGTGGCCGTAAAAGGATTAAAGTTTAGAGGTGTTAGATAGTGGCTACTTCAGGTACAACTTCATTTAATTTAGACATTGATGATATAATACAAGAAGCGTATGAGCGATGCGGTATGCGTACCAACAGTGGGTATGATTTAAAGTCTGCTCGTAGAAGCTTAAATATTTTATTTGCAGAATGGGGAAACAGAGGCATTCACTTATGGAAAGTAGAACTAAAAGAACAACTTCTTACCGCTGGCACTGCTACATACTCTGCTCCATCAAACGCCAATGATGTTTTAGAAGCTTATATTAGTACCACGACAAGCACAACAACAGCAACGAATGATGTATCTTTAACAAAAATTAGTAGAAGCGAATACGCTGCTTTACCTAATAAAGGAAACAGAGGTCAACCAAGTCAATATTATGTTGACAGACAAACTACACCTACAATAACTTTGTATCAAACACCTGATGCAAGCACATATACATATTTAAAATATTATTACTTAAAAAGGATAGAAGATGCAGGTGCATATACTAATCAAGCAGACGTGGTATTTCGATTTATACCCTGTATGGTTGCAGGTCTGGCATATTATTTATCAATGAAAAAAGCACCTCAATTAATATCTGGAACCAAACTTGTTTATGAGGATGAATTACAAAGAGCTCTTACAGAGGACGGACAAAGAACTTCAGTGTATATTACTCCTCAAACTTATTACCCACAAGGAGTGTAAGATGACTGAACAAAAAGGTGTACCTATGTTTGGAAACCCAACAGCACAAAAAGCTTTTGAGTTCATGATGCGTCAAGTCAAAGAGGGTAAAGTAAGACTACCTTTTTCAAGAGTAGAGGCCACTAGATATATCATAAATGTAATTGCGCAAAATATGGAAGATAATGCTGCCATAATTAAACTTATGAAAGATTTTGGTTACAAACCTAAAGCAGTAGAGGCTCCTAAAAAAACAGATACGAGCAAAAAAGAAACAAAAAATCAAACAGATAAACCGTTAGGTCCTGGAGGAGAATAGTGCCATACGCAAGAGGAAAAAAATCAAAAGCAATATCCGATAGATCAGGCATGGAATTTCCATATACAGAAATGGTAAAAGAGTGGAATGGTTCTTTAGTGCACAGATCTGAGTTTGAGGCAAAGCATCCACAGTTATTACGAAAACATCAGAAAGCTGATGCCATAGCTTTATCTAACCCGAGACCTATGCATCCTGATACACAAAAAGATTTTGTGTTATATATTAGCAACGGTTTTTTTTCAGAGACAGGAGATACAGGAGTAACGGGTGGTGCTAATATGACTGTTGCTCAAAGTGATAATATTTTAGGAACAAAACTAACATCATTTGAATTAACTTCTACAATCGGGACAAACTTTACAGTGGTGATTTCATGACCATAACGCATTCAACTTTTTTAACACAAGTGAGAAATTACACCGAAGTCGATTCAAATGTTTTGACAGACAGTCTTATAGATGAATTTATAAGAAATACTGAAATAGATATTGCGAACAAAGTAGATTATGATGATATAAGAGAATATGTAACTGCTGTTACAGGCACAGCTAGATATTTAAATGTACCAGACGATTGTATAAGCATTCGGTCTGTACAAATTATAAGTAGTAGCACTAGAGATTTTTTAGAAAAAAGAGACACTTCTTTTATAGCAGAGTTCAATCCTACGGATGCTACAGGACAACCAAAATATTATGCTAATTGGGATGATAAAAATATTGTATTTGCACCCATACCTGATCAAGCATATGAGATACAAATGAATTACATAAGAGACCCTGAACATTTTACATCTACTCAAAACACTTTTTTATCACAACATGCAGAAAATTTATTACTCTATGGTGTTTTGGTTGAGTGTTTTAGTTATTTAAAAGGCCCAGCGGATATGTACAAACTGTATTTTGATAAGTATAATGAAACTATACAGGCGTTTATGCTTACACAAATGGGTAAACGTAGACGTGCAGATTATGATGATGGTGTGATGAGATTACCAGTGCAATCTCCATCACCTTAACTTTATAGGAGAAAAAAATGGCAATAACAACAAGTGCAGTATGTAATGTTTTTAAAACTGATGTTTTAAAAGGAGTGCATAATTTTACAAACCCTGGTGGTAATAGTTTTAAATTAAGTATGTACACTTCTAGTGCTACTTTAGGTAAATCAACTACATCTTTTACTTCAGATAATCAAGTGTCTTCACCATCTGGCTACACCAGTGGTGGTAAAGCTTTAGCTGCGGTAACACCAGCTTTGAGCACAGATACTGCTGTGGTAGACTTTGCAGATTTATCTTTTGTAGGTGTATCACTTACAGCAAGAGGTGCCTTAATTTATAACGATACAGCTTCTGGTGATCCAGCAGTTGCAGTGTTAGATTTTGGTGGAGATAAAACAGCTACTTCAGGAACATTTACAATACAGTTTCCAACTGCTGATGCGTCAAATGCGATTATAAGAATAGCATAAAAATAGGAGTTTGCACCCGTGACTACTAGAACCATTACTGTCACAGTTCAAAGTGTTGGTGGAGCAAATAAGTATTTTCTTGATGGTGTCCAACAAGACACACTTACTTTAGCTGAAGGTGGCACCTATGTATTTAATTGGTCTGCTGCTACAAGTCATCCTTTAAGATTTTCTACAACTTCTGATGGCACACATAGTGGTGGAGGTACAGAATACACTACTGGTGTTACAAAAGATGATGGTAATTATTTAACTACCATACAAGTGGCTTCTTCTGCGCCAACTTTATATTATTATTGTCAATATCACTCTGGTATGGGTGGTCAACTTAATACCGAAGCTGCAAATACTTGGGGTTTATTATCTTGGGATGAAGGT